TTGGTTCGGTTATTCAGTACCTTTAATTTTCTTAGTGCTTCGGTTGTTGTAACCTCCATCAATCTAAGAACAAGGGTAAATCTTCGTTAACGTTAATATCTCTGGTTTCTCTTGGTTTACCTAAGTAGTAATTAAGATAAAGGGTGATCCATTTGATGTCCCCTGATTGCACACCTTCAGTCAATGCTTTTAATGCATCATCTTCTAATGGACTTAATCTTTCAACGAGTTTGATCTCTTCATCTTTTGGTTTCCTTCCTGCAAATCCTTTTGTAGAATGTCCTCCATTATTTTTTCTACCATCCATAATTAAAATAGATTAATTAATTAATTATACTATAACAATAACATCTTTAGAATTTTGTTATAACTGATCATATCTGGAACTGTGGTTTATCTGTATGTTTGTTACCGTGTAGTTTTAATTGACCTAGTAGGAATTTGTATTTATGTTTAATCGTGTCTTGCTTTTTTAATAGATCATTATATTTATCATATCCGTTTTTTATTAGTTCCCTGTGTTCTAAAAGTAGTTTAGTATATTTCTCTTTGTAGTATGAATCTGGGTTTAAGTATTTGTCTTTGTTTCCTACAACTTTTCCAATAGTTCTTTTTAGGTCTGTATATACTTTAAGATATTCCATTTCATATTCCGATATCACATTATCAAACTGTTTGATTCCGTGTAACACAGATGCGTGATCCCTACTTACAAGCTTTCCTATGCTATCGTAAGACTGCAAAGTAAAATGTCTAGCAAGTTTAAAGTAAATGGCTCTAGCATATACCAGTTCCCTTTTCCTTGATTTTGTGTTTAGTTTTGCGTGTACGTCTAACTCTACTAATTTTAGTATTTCTTCAATCTTCATCTTTTTGTTTTATATTAATTATTGTATCGTATTTAATTTCGTTTATTGCTTTTAATATTCCAGCACATCCTTCGTACTCTTCAATGTCTATGTAAAGGCTTAAAGTATCTTCTAGTTCTTCTATTGAGTAACCTTGTTCAATATCATACAAAGCCATCAAGTAGAAATCATTTATAGATCGTTTCCTTTCTTTTTCTTCTTTAGTCAAAATAAACTCTGTTGCTTGCTAGTTAATATTTTATAGCTGTTTTTATTTAGTAATATTTCGTTTTCCCTTTTACTATTAATCTTAATACATTCCCCCCATTTAGTTTGTAAATATTGTATTGATTGTTTCTCAGTTTCATTATTCCTGTAACTAACTGCCCCACCTGTATTTCCGTATCTTTTAAAATTAAATAAAAAACGGTGATACCTAATACAGCCCTTACTATTTATGTGCTGCAATGTATAATCATAATCTTCTTTTAACTGTAAATTTTTGTCATATCTAATTGGGTTTGGCTTAGTTAATGTAAATGGTGCGGTAATTAATATATTTTTTTGACTGGCTTTAGTAGCAAAAAAAGGATTTTCAGTTGGTGCTGCTCCAGCGTAATCAAAATCAGAATCAATAAAATCATTTATTAATTCATCTATTGCATTTTTAACCGTTGTATATTGTTTTGTCCTTTTCCCTGTAAAATCATTTATTGAAACGTTTATTAAGTCATCATCAATTTGTACACATATTTTATTTTTATTAAAACAAAAATCAAGAGCTGCATTTCTATTCTTAACTAAACTACCTCCTTTTATTATATTTTTTGCCCCTTTAGATTTATATTCTTTTATATCTATGTTATCATTTACAACAAAAACTATTTTTTCTGTCCCAGTTGTTTTATATATATCTTGTATATTGTTAGATCTTCTATGGCTAATGCAAGTTATTATATAATCCATTAGAATAGTTTAGTTTGTTTAGTAATCTTTTGAATGCAAATCCTATCAGCTAATTTAGTGTTAAGTAAAAAACCTTTATCAGTACCATTTTTATTACTTACAAATCCATTAAATAAATTTGGAGTATGCTTTTCGTAATACTGCTTTAAATGTTTGGTTGCAAATATATAAAAGATTTCTTTGTTTCCAATTACATACAACCAGCTTTGATCCTTGTAAATACCTGATGGATATTTTTTGTATCCATAGTCACGCTCTACACTTATAAACAGGTTGCCAGTTTCAGCAAACTTTTGATCGTTTTTAATTTCAACTCCTTGTCTGTTTTCACCTTTAAAAAATTGTTCATTTGTTGTTGTGTAATGGCTGAGGTTTATTTTTTTGTTTTCACAAAACCAATCCATAATAAATGATTCGTACTCTAAGCCTTTACTTTGTTTTTTTGTTAATTGTTCCATTGTTTATAAAGTTAAAAATCCTGTTTTTTCCTGTTTGATTTGTTCTAGTTGTTTTTTAGGTGAACTGCATTTATACATATATTCCCTGTAATACATTACGAAGCTTACACGCAACCAATTATCGCTTTGATTTGTATTTTCTGTATTTCCGTGCCATTTGTGAACATCTACAAATAAGATATCAGTATTATGTAAATCAATAGCTACACCATACTCAGGGAGTACAAAATAGCCCCCATCATAATTCCCTTCACGGTATACTATTAAATTTCCAAACCCTTCTTTGAAATCACCTGCGTCTTTGTGTACTGCTGTTCTAAAGTTCTTATTAACCGTTACAGTTGTAAAGCTTGTATCTTCTATTATATAATTTTTATTTGTTCCTAGTGCAATAGCTTTCTGTCTATTGTAATGCTCAGGGCAAAGTTCTTTATATTTTTTATCTACAAACTGGACAAAAGGTATACCGCTTTTAAACTCATCAAAGTATTTTTTAGCGAATGCAGTTTTCCTGCAATAATGAACCATCGCATTTTTATCCATATAACCTACACTTCCAGATTCAACCTTATTACCTACTGTAATATTGCTAACTGAACCATCTTTCCTTATACGTTTATGACTGCTCCCACTAGCTGCTCCCCTGCTTTCTGTTACCTCTATGCTGTTTTTAAATGACTCGTACCCTTGTTTTAATAAATCATAAGGGATTGCCTTTTTGCGAAACCTAAACAATAGCTCTCCAGTATTATAATCATACCCATCGGCATCTGATGTTATTAATTTACTGTAATGGCTTTTGTCTAAGTATTTGCTTTTTAATTTTGCAGATTGTTTATCATCAAGTACCCTTTTTAACTTATACTGTTTCATATCTTTCTTTTAATATCTTAAGCAAAAAATCACTCAGGTTGCCCTTTTGGTTAAACTCTTTACCAAATTCTTTTTTAATTCCATTTTTGCATAATGTTTTAAATTCTTTTAGCTCAGGTTTACTAAAGTAAAGAATTGTTGTGGTAATTTCCGTATCATCTAAAGGGCTATTGTCTACCCCCCAATTATCTTCAAATAGCTTCATAATATTCCACGCATTACATATTGATCTAAATTGTGATCTTGTTCAAAAAAATATTTGTAGTTGTCGATCCCTTGATGGAATTTATTCCTGCCCCTTTCCAAAAACTGTTCGCTTGTTTCAAAAATACCTATGTCGCAGCTTCCTTTATCAATAACTAAGAAGGTAAACTTCTCAACATTAAAGAGCTGACAATATAACCAAGCTTGCAAGTCGTAACCATATTTATCTGCGCTGTAACGAAACGTATTTAAATCTGCAGATGTTTTAATGTCTATAATTTTATTGTCCTTTAGGATGTCTGCTTTGCCTCTTATGGCTATTCCTTGCATCATTTCTATAGCTGGTGTTTCAAACTCTGCTTTGTTTAATAGTTCGAGTGCTGCTTCGTTTCTAAATAATGCATCTGCTAATCTTTCTGATGCGTGTTTTTCTTTTGTTAAATAAACCTCACCGTGTTCTGCTTTTGCTTCTTTGTATAACTTAGTGTTACGAGTTGAAGCATCTACAAACTTTAGTTCGTCAATCTTATGCGGTTCAAGTATCATCCAATGAAATATCTTACCAGCTATTAATGCAGGACTTTCAGATTCAGAACCATACTTAATGACGTTGCGATATGTCTTAGGACTTTTGATTATTGTTTTGATGCTGCTGCTACTTAAAGCGTGCTTGCCTAAGTGACCATAGTAAAAGTCATCATCGTACATCTTTTTAAGTAGAACATCTTGCTCCCATTGTTCACCATTTAATAGAGTAATCATATATTAGGATTTTTTTGTTGTCTGATTAATA